AAATGTTGGAACCGCTTTAATCTCAAACTTACGACATAAATCACCGTTATCATCAGCATCAATATATTGAAACTTGATAATTCCATCCCTATCTAACTCCTCTGCTATTGGCCTTACACGCTTACAGGGATTACACCACTCTGCTGTAAAGTAAAGTATATGTCGCATTACTTACCAGACTTTGCTCTAGCCTTTTTAAGTGCCTCAAAATCTTTTACCTTGGTATCGCCCATATATCCCCAAGCGTATCCATCATTAATCATCTTATCATTGATTGACTCTGTATCACCATTAATATAAACCCAACCAAGAATGCGACCATACTTTTCAGATGAGTCCATCTTCTCAGTCTTAATAACTACAGACTTAGCATCTTTAAGTTGTTTCTTTAAATATTCTTTAGACTCAAGACCAAGAACCTTTTCTGCTTTATCAGATGTGCGAGACTCTGGTGTATCAATACCAGCCAAACGAACACGGGACTGAAATAAAATATCAAACCCTAGATCAATAAGAACATCAATGGTATCTCCATCAACAACATTCTCTACTTTACGAACATAGTATTCATACATATTATTAGCCAACTCTCTTTGGTTTTACTTTATTATGGTTAGCATAATATGGACCAAGATCAGCCTTGATGCGACCATCTTTTCTTAACTTAACAATTCTACCGTCTTTAATTTGGGTAGCATTAAATGGATGCTTATTATTCCCCATCTTCTAGCCTCTTTCTTTCATCAATAACCTCAACCATAAACTTCATCATTTTGTCATAGCCAACTGCATTGTCCATGATTTTATTATAATGATGACTACAGAAAAGTAGTTCTCCTGAATTACCAATTACCTTAATATATGCTTGTGCAGCACATGAGTCACAACGATCTGTTGCATCTAAAAGCCAAACTTGCTCATCATGTTCAATCATCGTATTCATAGTATACTACCGCTTTCTATTGTCTGTGGAATAAAAACCCGAACCATTAAAAACCACACCTGGTGATTGCCATTGTCTTTGCATCGCTACATTACAGCACACAGGCTCAGTACTATCTCCAAAATCTCTTTTGTATTCAACAGTAGATGAGCACTGTGTGCATTGATAATCGTATATCGGCATTACTTTACTTTACTTCCAAACTTTGCCCAAACTCTTTCATGAAGAAAGTAACCAAGGGCTTCCCATAGAATATAACCTAGAGCACCCAAAGTGGCATACTCATACTCAACTTCTCCAGTCATAGCATATGTTACGATAGCAATAATTCCAGCAACACCTATTAAGTGAAATGTTTCCCAACTTAGCGTCTTGAGTAAAGTTCTTTTAGTTGAGTCCATTTTTTGACTCAACAATCTTTTGGAATGTTAAAGTATCAACTTTGCCAGTTACTGGTAGTGAGTTAGCCTTTTGAAATTGTTTTACTGCTTTCTCAGTTCCCTTGCCGAACTCTCCATCTGCTTTTATTCCCAGTGCTTTTTGAATTTTAATAACTGGATTTCCCTTAGCACCAATAGTCATTGCATCTGAATTACCTTTAGACTTTTTTGCTTGTGGTTTTTTTACAGTCTTTGTGACAACAATATTACTAACTGGTAAATCTGTTGATACAACCTTTGAAAGTAAAGGAGCATTTTCTTCCCCAGTATATACTGGACGACCCCAACCAACTACTGCATTGATCAACTTTTTCTTATTGTCTTTAACATATCCACGAGTTTTTTCAACACACATGCCACCATTACGCTGGTCTCCCTTTGCAGTGCCTGATGTGTTTCCTTCAATTACTTGAATTGTTCCATCGCCATTATTTTTAATACAAATACCAACATGAGAAATTCTATTTACACCATCATCTGGAAAATCAAAATAGATCCAGTCTCCAGGGGTTGGATCATCATTACGAGCATCTGACCAACGATTTTCTTTGTGGAACCAATCTGCTGCTGCTACTGTTGAAGCAGTCTTAGGATACTTCTTTGCATCAAGTCCTGATGTAAATGCACACCAAGATACAAATGACTGACACCAAGGCTGAAAGTTTACCTTCATCCATGCACCATATTTTGTTTCATTATCTTTGGGACCTTCAATAGTTCCAACTTCTTTCTTTGCAACCGCAAGGATTGCTTCTACTGAGCCTTTTACTGCCACCTAAAACCTCCTAAAGTTTTGTATTACAAGTATATCAAAGAATGAGCCTTTTTGCAACTTGCTCAGGTTGTCCCAGGTAGCGTCCTGAAATTTATTTAATTGTAATTGACTTAGGCTTCTTTTCTTCAGGAATAATACGATCTACATTAATATGTAGCATACCATCCTTCATTTCTGCCCCAGTCACTTCCATGTACTCACCAAGAGCAAAAGATCTAGTGAACTTACGTGATGCGATACCCTTATGAACCACTTCAGCATCAGTTACTTCGGTAATCTCGCCCTTAATAATTAATGTTCCATTATCTACTGAAACATCAATATCTTCTTTGGTAAACCCTGCTACCGCAATTGATAGTCTATATGTATCTTCATCTAGTTTGATAAGATCATATGGAGGGTATGACCGTGAATTTACTTTATGTGCATTGTTAAGACGGCTCAACTCTCTGTTGAAGCCAATAAAAAATGGATCATTAAATAGATCCAGACCAAATTGTGTTACCATGTTATTCCCCTTTCAAGCGAATAAGTTAATGTACCCCCGTAGGCAGTACTTAAATATTATATCATGAATTATTTTTAGGTACTAAGAAATTAAAGTCGTCTGTTTGGTGTCCCCAAATACCAGTAAACTCTCTATCTTTTGCATCAAATCCACCAGTAACAGCATGAGCAAGTTTGAACATATCTGGAACAAATAAATCGCCTTGCTGCCACCTATGAACAATTCTAATATCCTCATTGTTTTTTATCTGATTTGAAAACCAAGCAGAAATTTCGTCAAACTTTTTTATTTGATTTTCATTTGGCTCTTGATTATCGTATGAAACTAAAGCAGAACGATTTTCATTATTTTTTAATACACGAATTCTTATTAGTGGATTTTTAGTAATCCAATGATTTTTAATTACATCATAAGTATAATTTATTATTTCTGAATTACTATCAAACTCTATTGCACTTGCTCTACATTTTGATAAAAATAATTTCCAGTCATCGCTTATATTATTATAAAGTTTTTCTGTATCTACAAAATATGTTTTTCCGTTTTCTGAGTCTGTTTTAAATACTGACATATTCCAAGTAGATGCAACAATTGGATTTTCATAGTATACATGTTCAATATGCCAATCAATCATTATGTCATCTTTACCTGATAATCCCATTAGTAGACTATTAGAATGATTTTCTGTATAACTATACACAACTTCTGGAGACTCATTTGTATACCATCCAAATAATCCACCAAGTGTTTTATGAAAAGTAGAATGTTCTTCTGAACTAAGACTAGCATTTCTAAATACTAAAAAAGAATCGTTGATAAATTTGTTTTTGTAATAATCAAAATTATTTACTATTTCTTTTGTTCCTGGAAAAGGAATTGGTTCTGTATTTATCATCATTTTTCTTTCTATAGTAGTAACCTAATTATATCAAGTACACCAGGTAGGACTTGAACCTACGATAACCGAATTATGAGTTCGGGGCCTTAACCAACTTGGCTACTGGTGTTTGTGGCTGGTCTGGCAGGGCACGATCCTGCGACTTCCGAATTAACAGTTCGGCACTCTACCAACTGAGTTACAGACCAAAACCTATAGTTATGCTATGTTAGCATACCCCTGTGCCTTTGGCAATGAAGCAATAAGTTCTGCCCATGAACCAGAGACCTTTTTAGTTGTTGCTAAAGTTGCTGCAACTGGAGCAGCAATAGATGTACCTGTAAGAGTTCTTTTAACGCCAAAGTGATCAATGACATTAATATCTCCACGTGCAACCAAGTCTAGTTCAGGACTTACATTGCTGTAAGGTGCCAACTCTAGGTTAGGTCTTAGCGCACCTACAGAAATTACACCAGGAACACATGAAGGAAATCCAATCATGTTTTTCTTTCCTTCGTTACCTGTTGCTGCAAATGTTGCAACACCCTGTGCGTTTAATGACTGAACCGATCTTTCAAAAACAGCATCTGAAGGACAAGATCCTGCTGTAAAGTTACTGCGTGATTGGCTAACTGATACAGACTTAATGTTAAGTCTAGATGCATTATTTGATACCCACTCAATTGCACGACTTAGAGATGTTCCATCATTATGCATTGCTGAGAATGTTGAATAGACATTGATATCTGAGATTCTAATGAATACAATCTTGATATTTGGATTAGTCAAAACTGCTGCCTGGGCAACATTATATCCGTGATCAACGCCCTTGATCTTCCAATCAGCAACGGCTGCTGAGCCAGGACCTTCTTGAAAGTTAGTCTTGTTTGCACAACTATTGCGTGTGATACAAACTTCATATACTACATTTTTATTTTTGCTTGAATCAATTGCTGAATCAATAATTGCAATTGTGTCTGTTGGTGCTGCCTGAACTGGCTGTACTACAACAAGTCCAAGAACTACTGCTACCGCTAACGCTACCTTTTTCATTTTTACCCCTTTAGTTTTATTACGTATTGACATGGGTCGCCCCCTGCTTCCCACTCTTCTTGCTCTTCTTCACTCATGTATGGATCACCATCATGAGTATTACAGAACGGTTCAGTTACCCATCCCCGCTCAATTCCATTATTTAACCATATCT